GGTTCACACAAGCCATCAAGAAAATCTACTTTGTTCGTTGATTTCTTGATACCGTCAAGTTCTTTGGCGGTTGAGGTTCATGGGCGACAACACTTTGAGTTTGTCGCTCATTTTCATAGTGACATGCGGGGATTTAGAAAATCCAAAGCCAGAGACAGAGACAAGGTTAATTGGCTTGAAATAAATTCTATTGACCTTATCACATTAAGCTATTCGGAAACAGAAGATGAGTGGAGAAACAGAATTATCAATAGAGAAGCTGGATGACTTCATTCAGCAACTGGAAGATTATGTTGCTGGTGAAGGTGTCATAAGCGTAAAGCCCAATCCAGAGGTTGAGCAAATAATCAACCTTTCTGGGTTTGAGTTAAAATCTTTAACACCAGAGGAATGCTGCCAAAAAGCATTTGTTGTTCAGGGGTACTGTAGCTTTCTACAAAAGGTATACAACAAACATCTAGCCAAGTTTAAATGGTGCGAAGAGTTCATAAACCACGCAGTTGCAAAAAGATCTGAGAATTTTGATAAATATACCAAATGGGAAGTTAAGGTACACTCTGTAATAAGAGAAGATGATTTCGTCCAAAAAGTTTGGAGGGTTAAGAGGTTTGCAGAAGGTAAAGTAACATTGCTTTCTGATTCCATAAGAGATATAAGAAGACAAGCAGACACATTACTAGAACTAAGCAGGAAAAGAAAAAATGACACCTATAGATAAAATTAAAGAAGGGATTCTTTGCAATGATATGGAACAAGTTATTCAAGGCTTTAAGCTTCTCACGGGAGAAGAAATCAGACCAGAAGGAAGAAAACCAGAAGGAGGAAAGCCAGAAGAGCCAATCGCAGAAAAAGCCGTGCAGTCACCAGTGCAGATGCGGTCGAAAGACTTAGATTTTTCTACAAAGCTAGAAGAAGATACTAACCACGGCAAGCGTGAACCAGTTAAGGCTCAAAAAAATCAATTTGTTGACGATGGTACGGAGGCGTTGGTTTCAGAAGATCCAGAACTGAAAACACCAAATGTTCCTTTAACGCAAAGGCGACCTCCAGCAAGCCTAGTTGAAGTAGTCTGCCATGTTTGCGGCGAGAAGGAAGAAATTAATGCTAAATACAAAGTTGGACAATTTCATCGCTGCGGTAAGTGTGTTGGCTAATGGCAGAGCAGATCGCAAACACAGCTTCTGAGCGTGCTGTCATAGCCGGTTTGGTAAAGCATGGATCGGAAGCTTTCATTGATGTTGATGACATCATAAGCGTGAGTGTATTTACGCTTGAAGAAAATCAAATATTATACGCCTGCCTAACAAAAATATTTGAAACTAACAATGAAGTAGATTTTCCATCAATACTAAGTGCAGCAAAAGATGTTGGCCTAGACGCAGCATTTGAAAATAGAATATCGCCTGAACACGTTAGGGCGATAATGAACCTAGACATTGCTATTGAGAATGTAAGAAACCATGCAATTAAACTCAAAAAATTAGAAATAGCCAGAGACGTTCGGTTAACAGCAAAGCGCGTTATAACCAACATCATAGATGTTACCGGAGACGAAACCGTTGATCAAATCATTAGCATTGGAGAAAAACCGTTTTTTGAGTTGTCTTCCTCGCTAAACAACAAAATTGAAGACAAGCCAGTAATCATTAGCGAGGATATAGAAGAATACATAAACCACTTAATAGAAAATCCAGCAGAGATGCTTGGCATAAGTAGCGGTTTTCCAAGGTTTGATAAATCAATTGGGGGTGGGTTTAGAAGGAAGTGCGTAGACCTTATTGCTGCCAGACCCAAGGTTGGCAAAAGCATGTTTGCTGACAATGTAGCTTTGCACATTGCTGGCAAGCTCAAAATACCAGTTCTCATGCTCGACACAGAAATGTCTAAGGAAGATCACGTTAATCGCCTCTTGGCAAACTTAAGTGACATTGAGATTAATGAAATTGCTACTGGCGGTTTTTCTAAATCTAAAGGTGGAAAAGAACGTGTTACACAAGCAGCGGAGGAACTTAAAAGCATTCCATATGATTATATTACCATTGCAGGAAAATCATTTGAAGAAACCCTTTCAATTATGAGAAGGTGGATTGTTAAAAAGGTTGGCTTTGATGAAAACGGAAGAACCAACCCCTGTATGATTGTCTATGACTACTTAAAGCTCATGCACTCAGACCAAATGTCTGATGGGTTAAAAGAATTTCAAATTTTAGGATTTCAGATTACACAGCTTCACAACTTTGCTGTTCAGTATGACGTTCCCTGTCTCAGTTTTGTTCAATTAAATAGGGATGGAATCACAAAAGAATCGACCGATGTTGTTAGCGGTTCTGATCGCTTGATTTGGCTTTGCAGTAGCTTTACTATTTTTAAGAGAAAGTCAGACGAAGAAACGGCAGAAGATAATGGAGAAAGTGGAAACAGAAAATTAGTACCCATCGTAGCTCGTCACGGCGGTGGGTTAGCCGATGAGTTTGATTATATTAATATGAGCATGAGGGGCGAGTACGGACGCATAGACGAAGGCTTCACTAAGTCCGAATACATTTTGGCTGGCAAAAAGAAAAAAGAAGGCTTTGATAATAATGTAAACAGTGGTGAAGAGGGGTTTGTTTTAGAAGAAGAGATAGACCCGGAGAAGCCATTTTGAAAAAACTTACAACAAAAGAATTGAAGAAGCTGTCAGACAAGATTGCTCAAAACATAGTACCCATACTTGGGCAGTTTGGTGTTGAAATAAATGATTTTGAAGACTATATTTCTTGTTCCTGTCCAATACACAAAGGCGACAACCCAAATGCTTTTACCATGAACACAGACTTAGAGCATCCCTACTTTGGCTTATGGAAATGCTGGACACAGGGGTGTGAAGAAGACAATGTTAATACGCCAGTTGGGTTGATTAGATTGTTGCTATCAGATATAGAAGACAAAGAAGTTACGTTTGACCAAACGGTTCAATATTGCATGAAGCTAGTTGAAACTAATTTTGAAGATTTAAACAAAGAGTCTGAAAACGTGAACTTTAGTACATTTTCTAAGTTTGAAAAAGCCCTACAAAGACGAGAAAAAAATAAGGCCAACGGTGTTGAGCGAGACAAGGTTAGGGCTTCCCTAAAAAGACCGGCCAAGTATTATATAGAGAGGGGATATTCAAAAGAAGTTTTGGATGAATTTGATGTTGGGGTATGCTTGGATTCAACTAAACAAATGCGAAATAGAGTAGTTGCCCCCGTTTATGATGATGATTTTGAGCGCATGGTAGGATGCGTGGGCAGAGTCATGCATGAGAACTACAAGGGGAAAAAGTGGGTCAATTCAAAAAATTTTTACTCTGGAGCTTGGCTCTATGGGTATTGGTTATCTCAAGACAAAATTCGTGAAAAAAGAACAGCAATTCTAGTCGAAGGACAAGGCGACGTTTGGAGACTTTGGGAAGCCGATATAAAGAACGTGGTTGGAATGTTTGGGTCTGGTCTTACAGACACACAAATAAGAATTCTGGAAACGTCTGGAGCCTTTACGCTGGTGTTGCTAACAGACAACGATGAAGCGGGGAATAAGGCGAGAAATTCCATACGCAAAAAGTGCGAAAGAACATTTAATATTATTGAAATAGAACTTTCTACCAAAGACGTAGGCGACATGTCTGTCGAACAAATTAATCAAGAAATTAAGCCGCAGATAAAGGAGCATATATAATGACGAATATTTTAGGATTTTCTGGCGTTAAGCAAAGTGGAAAAACCACCTGCTGCAAATTTTTACATGGATACCAACTCAGGGTACATGACGTAGTTGAGAAATTTCTCATGGACGAAGAAGGCAACCTTATAGTAAATGCGATTCAGCTTGATGAAAATGGAAAAGAGGTCGAAGGTCTTGGGTTTTTAGATATCGAAAGAAAAGATGTAGACTTTGTTGAGTACGCAAGCAGATCAATTTGGCCCTACGCAAGAGCTTTCAGTTTTGCAGATCCACTCAAGATTATTTCAATGCAATTGTTTGGCCTGACTGAAAAACAATGCTATGGAACAGACGAAGACAAGAACACCCCTGTAGATATTAAGTGGGAAGATACTCCCCAACGGCGGTGTGCTGGCGACGTACAGCAA